GTGATCACGCCCGAGCTGCTGTCACCCATGATGGTGTTGATGTAAGCCAGCGCCGTCGTCATGCTGCCCGCGCCGCTGGCCACATTGCCCATGCGCAGGGCGGCGGCATCAAGCACGGGCACCAGTTGCCCGTTGCCGGTAAACGTTTTGATCAGCGCGGCGGCGGTGTCTGTGGCCATCTTTTCAGCGGCAGCGCTCATGGCGGCAAATTCGGGCGCCAGCATCAGCATGACGGCGTAGCTGTTGCGGCCGGCGTCGGTGTAGAGGTCTTGCGCTTCCACCAGGGCGCGGTATTCGGCGCGGGTGGTGGGCAGCGCGAGGCCCATGGTGGCCAGCACTTCGGTGAGCTGGCGGGTGGCGGTGGCGGTGCGCTCGGCTTCGCTGTAGTAGGCCTGGTAGTAGGCGGTGGTGGCCTGCACAAACGCATCGGCGCCGCCAAAGGCGTCCAGCAGCGAAGAGGCCGCATCACCGCCCACCAGCGTGGCGTGCAGCAGCGTCTGGTTGAGCGTGTCGAACACCTGGTTGACCGTGACTAGGCTGTTGGCCAGCCGGGCCAGCGCCTCGCCAGCGGTTTCGCCGGCGCGCACGAAGGGGCCGGGCTCCCAGCGGGTGGCGGTGGTGGTTAGCGCACCGGCAGCACCTCGGGTTATGCGGTAAATGAGCCGCTGGATGGTGCTGGCCGGCACTTGATACGACACAAAGCTGCCCAGCAACTGCTCAGCCAGCTTGTCACCAAACCCGCCCAGCGCCTTCATGATGGCCTCTTGCTGCTGTTCGGCGTTCATGCCCATGAGGCTGATCTTGATGCCCTGGGTAACGCCGTTGACGGCTTCGGCATTCAGGCCCAGGATGTTGGCGTACATCTTGGTGGCCATGGTGATCTGCCGCAGGGAATCGTCCAGAAACTGGTCTAGCTCACTGCTGACGGCGCTGTAGTTGACGCCCGACTTGTCGGAGCGGAACCAGCCGCCCTTGCTGAACCATTCCTCGTATTGCTGAACGTTTGCTCCAGTGGTGCTGAAGGTGCCTGTGATGCCGCTGCCGGTGGTGACGGGTGCCTTGCGGCCGAATGCGCGGTTGAACACCCCGCCAATGGCGCCACCAATGGCCGCGCCTATGGGCCCGCCGAAGAAGGCGCCAATGGCGGTGCCGGCCACGGTGGCCGTGCTGCCGCTCTTACCAATGGCGCTGTACCCGCCCGAAATGATGGTGCCCAGCGCCATGCCCGCAGCGGCGCCGGCCATGTAGCTGGCGGTGGTGCCGAGGCTGTTGGCCGACTGCATGAGCGAGCCGCCCATCTGGTTGAGCACGCCGCTGGTGTTGTTCACCAGCCAGGCGCCCATGTCATTGGCGGCAAAGGCCACAGAGTCGGCCAGGCCGCTAAACCCGCCGGTGATGGTGTCGTACATCTTGCTCAGGTTTCCGGCCACGCCAAGCAGGTTTCCACCCCCGCCCAGATCGCCCGCTCCTGCGCTCATGCTGGTAAGGCCGGTGGCTGACACCAGCACTTTCAAAACCTGAGTCTTGAGCGTGTTTTTGATCGTGTCCCACAGGGATTGGAAAAATCCCTTGCCGGACTCGAAGGCCCGCATCAGCGCGTCTTCCCAATACTTCCCGGATTCCTCTGCGGCTTTTTTGTTGGCATCGGCCAACGCTTCGGTGGCCTTGATACCTTCTTCCTTGCCGGCTTTGATGGCCATAGCCTCCCGCAGCTTTTTGATATATTCGTCATACGCCTGCGTTCCCTTGATGATACCTTGGCGCTCAAGCTCGCGCTCCATCGTGGCCAGGGCGCGCTGGTCGGTATTCATGGTCAACAGACGGGTCTCAAATTCAATCTGCTCCAGCATTGTTCGACCAACTTTGATCTGAGCCTCATTGGCAAGACGAAGCCTCTCCTCTGCTTCAAACTGGTCATCTACCGCCTGAGTGTTTGCTTGGGCGGCAGCTTGGGCGGCAAGTTGCTGTCCGAGAATCCTATTCAGCTCGATTGAATACATTTCCGCCGACATGCCCGTGCGTTGGTAAGCGAGAGAAAGCTTTTCAACCTCCTCGGCGAACCCAGCGGTATAGCCGGCATTTGTGGCGAGAAGGTCGTTATAGAGCCTTTGACTATCGGCAAGCTCTTTTGAGGCTGCGGCAGCGGCCTTCGTGGTCGTGGCCACAGCCACAGCAGCTGTAACCTTTTTCTGCTCAAACCCCTGACGCTGGGCATATGCTTCAGTAAAGAATCGGCTTTTTGACAACCCCTCATCTTCAGATAATGCTTCTCTCCGTTCCCTCAAAGCAGTGCGAAGAGTACTGGTGCCATTGCGATAGCGTTCAAGGTCAGCCAGAAAGGCGTCATCTATAGCCTTTGCGCGGGCCGCTAATTGTTCCTTGGTATCCCCCATCTCCCGAGCACTAGCGCGAGCAGCAATCCACCCAATGGTTGCTCCAACCATCTTGGTTACACTGATTACGGATAAGCCAGCGTCGGCAACGAAAGCGAAGGTGTCCGCTACATCATTTCCCCAGGCTCTTAACTTATCATTCCGGGAGAGGTCGGTTACCTCTTTATTTGCATCCTTCAGGGCGTTAGTGAGCGTCATCACGGCGACAGTAAGCGTCTCATTAAAAGTCTCGCCCATCATCACCTTCAGGTCTTCGGTGTAGCGATCCATCGAGCGGATTTGCTTGCCAGCGCTGGTCATCGCGGCTTCATAAGTTCCGACCAGCTTCGCGCCTTCCTCCATCACCGCATTCTGACGCGCTTGCATTTTCTGCTGCTCAGTCAAGGCAGATGTGGTTACCTTCATCTGCTCGGCTAACTTCTTGTAGCTCATCTCGAAGTTGACATTGATACCGACCGTGCGGAGAACATCAATCTGGGCGCTCTTAATGCCGTGGATCATTCGCTGAAGGGCGTCGCTAGAGTTGGTGTTACCAATGACCGCCGCATCCTGTGCAACCCGAGCCAGCTTGGAAGCTGTTGCCAAGTCAACTTGTGATTGAGCAAGTTGAATAACGGTATTCCGGGACTCGACCATCGAGATGCCCATCTTCTGCACCTGCTTGGCATACATCTCCATCTGGGAGGCACTGTAACCAGCATTCTTGCCAACCACAGTCATAACAATGCCCAGCTCCTGATATCTGGCATTCAGCATGGTCACTTCCTTGACCATGGCATATACTTTCCAAGCGGTCGCCGCTACAGCAAGATCACGATATACGCGACTTAGAACATCCGTAGCCTTGGCGAGTGACTTTGTTGAAGTTTCCGCCCGCTTACCCGATTGAGCCATAGAATCAAGACTCACCCCGGCTTGCTTGACCTGAGTGCTATCTACGGCTATACCAAGGCGGGCAAGTTCATCCATGGCTTAGGTTCCTCAACCAGAGTGAATCAAGCTTTTGAATGGCACGCCTTTCCCACAGCTCCGGGTGTTGGCCCGTTGCCCAGCTCCAGTCACGGAGCTGTTGAGAAGTAATTCTGCTAGGTGCCATTCCGTTTGTTCCTCTTTCCTGATTTAACTCTTAAAAACCAACCCCATATGTGGGCGCCAAGCGGGGGGAACTTCCTTGGCGTCGGCTAACTGCTGCGGTTGATTCCCCGTGTTGCGCCAGACAGCTACCAGATGTTCTCGCAAGGTAGCCTTGTCGGCCTGAGGAGCATTTAGCTTGAACTCAGACTCGGCAAATGCAACAAGCTCGGTAATCAACCCTTCGTAAAATTTTCCATCGCGTTAGATTGCTCGGTAACCTGGGCAGCCACCTGCTGATTAATCATGCAAAGTTTCAGGGCATTTTCTGGAGACCAGCTCTCCTTGATACCCCTCCACCCGACTAGACGAACAGCAGCCAGACGCTGGCCGAACAAAATGTCGCTTTCCATCGGCTCAAATTCAACTTCCTTGCGACCTACCCCGACCTTCCGGGAAACTTCCCGCATAGCTTCCTTGCGGCGGCGTTCATTGACCAATTTGGCAACCTCACGGGTTACCACCTCACTCTGACCGCCTAACACTTTCAAGAAAATGCCCGTGCCATCCCCCGCCGTATTGAGGTACTCAAATTCAAAAGCCTCTGCGCTGGCTTTTACAGCATCTAGGTCATCAAGAGAAAATTCCACTTTATCCACGTTCGTTCCTTAGTAGGGTTAATAATTGCCCCTTGCCCAGCCCGACCGCCCTACTAAGAGCGAATCGAGCCGGGTAGGTTGCCCGGTTTCATCAAGCAGCCTGGCTGTCCTGGATGGAAATAATAGTTTGGTCGTTCGCCAGCGCCGCACCGCCAGCCCCACTTCAATTCAGCCGTGAACGGATAGGTGCGAACAATAGACCCGTTCTCACCATCGTCCGGTGAGTCACCGCTGAACTTGACCGCCGACATGGAATAGCTGCTAAAAGTCAGCATCGGCCGTATCATCATCGCATGCCACAATCACCAGATTGGTCAAAGTGGCATTATCGAACAGGGTGGAGATGTTGGCATTCTCAAAGAAAGCCGTAATCGAACCGCTAACCTTGATTCGACCGCGTTGCAGGTCAGCACCAACATTAGAACCAATCACCGCACCGAGAGTTTTCCACAGAGCCATCGATGGTGATACTTGCTGCGCTGACGCTACCGACCTCGAACCCCGTTGACAATCACCGCGCCGCTGACGGAGGTCTGCACGGCGGTGGTGGTCGCTGCGGTCGGAGTGGTCAGCACCTGAGCGCCGGAGATAGTGCGGTTCAGGCCGACAAAGTTGGCGGAGAACGTGGCATTGCCAGTGCTGGGCAGGCCGATCTCAATAGACGACGGAGCCACATCTGTGAACAGCTCTGAGCGGGCGAGATCCGGATACCATTCTTCGACCGTCCAATACTCTTTCGTGTGGCCGGTCAGTGGCACAATGCTCTTCTTACCCGGCACAGAGATGGTACACGCCGTGCCTGATCCCGTGGTGATGGTGGTTCCGTTTACCACAATGACCGTTGCCACTGTGGCGGTCAGACCAATGATGAGAAAATTCTTGTTCAGCACATCGGCATTCAAGCCTGTCGCTGCAGTAACACGAATCACATCACCGATCTTCAAACCGCCAGCCAGCAAGCCGGTTGTGGTCAGAGTGTAAGCACCGGGGGTGCCGCCCACAGTAATTGCCAGCCCTGTCAAGTTGGCGGTGGCGGTGAACAGCTTGCGAAGCAGGGAAGCCACGATGGTGCTGTAGGTATTCGGGGAGACCACACCAGACAGCGAACCACTCACTTTGCGAGTGCCGTGGACAGCGCCCGTGCTTTGCTGATGGGTGACGATTTCGTTGTTCTCGAAAGTGTCCTTCTCCAGCTTGAACTCGCTTTTCTCCCGGCGCATGATTTGACCGCCAGAACCGGAGGCTGGAACTCCGACGCCGGTTTGTTTTTTGAAGATTGTTTGCTTCGCAATACCTTGTGCTATGGTGGGCATGATGTTTTCTCCTAAGAGCTAATGAATGCTGAGAACCGGATTTTCACCGGGATAAAGAATCGGTCACCATCTACGGTTCCCGCACCAACTTCGGGTGTGCGCATGATCCGCACGGTGATACCCGAATTGAGAAAGCTGCTTCCTCGGGCGAATGCCGTCCGGATCAATTCAGCTCTTGCCATTGCCGCTGATGCCCCGACTTGCAGGGGATAGAACAGCGACACTTGAAAAATGCCAGATTGGATGAAGGTGGGTCCATATTCGATGTTCTCTGGGGTGTTGGGCATCAGGTAGGCGGCCTGATAAGGAGCCGCTGATGGGGAAAAGGGGACGTTCTCCCAAGCGGTCTCCAGCGAGGGGGACATGGCCGCCAGTGCGGTCTCCAGTGCTGAGCGGATGGCGACAAGGCTCATAATGCACCTCTGACCAAGCCTTGGAAGGCCTGTACAGTTAGGCTCACCATCCCATTGGGTGCCTGACGCGACCAGCCGTCCTCCAGCCGAATGGCGTAAGGCAGGCTGTTCGTGATGTAGTGAATATGTCCGGCCATCTGACCCGCTTTCATCTTAGCCGCAATGCGAGACGTGCTGAGGGAACCCGTTTTGTCAATCACTTCAAATTGCTGACTCTGCGGTGCGTTGAACCCGTAATCCCAGTTGCCACGGAACCGACCACCTGTGTAGCCCTTCGGAGGTGGGGACTTCCAGTAAGACGCATCACCCACAGGAGAGCGCATGATCAGGGATTCAGCTACACCCGCGACAACACGCTTCACCAGCAGGTCGGCTTTGACACCGGCCCTTTTGGCGAACAGCTGAAGGTCGAGGGTGAAGGACATCGTTAGTACTTCCCGTGCTTTTTCAAGGCGTTGATAAAACGCGTCTCGACCGTAGCTCGTTTGATAGAGGCCCGAGTAGACATGTTCATGTTTTTGGAATTGCGAAACAAAGTTCCGAACTCTCCGGGGCTTTGCGAATACTGCTTACGCGCGGAGGAAACCCTGGCCCGCGGTGACCTCCCCTTCGAGTACTGATTGATGCCTTGCGGATTCGCCATGATTAAGCCCTCACGTGAAGATCATATAAAACGCAGGTTCCGGCTGGGTTGACCTCCCCCACAGAGATAACCGAGTAGGTTTTGCCGCCGACCGCAAATTGATCAGTGGGGAGCACTGAATCAGTGGCATCGAGCAGTAAACGCTTGTCGCCGGCCTGAATCAGTGACCCGCGCACCAAAGTGCTACCAGCTCCGAAGTCAAATAGGGCTCCTTGACGCACGGAGGTGCTCGTAGCTGACGTCGCGGCTCCAGTCGTGGGGGAATATACCGAGGAACCCTGCTCGAGGCGCGTAACGCCCTGGCCGAACTCGGTCAGCAGCTGCAGTGCTAGCTCGGAGGTTTCGGCGTAGTTCATGCTCGCACCAATTTGATCTGACCGCCAAAGCTCATCAGGTAGGGCTTCAACAGAGCATCCACCTCAGAGTACCGGACCGCCACCCGGCTGCCAGATTCGTAGGTGGTTGAGATGGGGCCGATGGTAACGCTTGCTTTGCGCTGACCCTCATCGGCCAACAGGGAGGCGGTGGAAGCACGAAGAGCCAACAGGCAACAAGCATCTTTGATTTCCGTGTGGCACGACATCGGTTGCCAGATAGGTGCCTAAGACCGAATCCCGGCGAAGCACCTCTGAGCGGGGCCAATCTAACGACTGGGTCTCAGTCATCCGCTTACCTAACCACCGAAGCCGATACTCACCGCGCATGTAAGTGGTGGCCTTGCGGAGCGCTTGCTCCTGCAGGGTGGTTCCCAGCGCCAGCCACGCGGTGTTACCCAAACCATTGTGGAATGAGGCGGCATCTGCCAAGCTGACATAGCTGTCAGCATTGGCTAAACCTGCTCCTGATTCCACGACGAGACTCATTTAGCTTTCCCCTTCTTGGGCGCTGGCTCTGCGGGCTTCTCAGCTGGGGCAGGGTCATACAGCTCGTGACCCTTCTCCAGGTCGAAGTCGCCGACGTTGATTGAGACATACTCACCCTGCGATTCAGGGTGCGTCGATTTAATCTTTACCGTCTCGCAGGTTTGGCTACTCATTGAAGTGGCTCCAGTTGGTTGTAGCTACCCACTCCCCGAAGGGAATGGGTACGAGCAACCCGCCGGGTTAGCCGATCAGAAGCGCAGCGTGACGCGGGGCGATCATCTTAACGCCCCAGGCCAGGCCCACCTCGAAGTGCACCTGACGGTACTGGCGATACATGGCCACTTGGAAGGCCAAGCCCGAAACCGGGTCCACAATGTCCATGACATCAGAGGCAGCATCACCGCCAGATGGCATGTAAGGCGTCCGGGTTGCCAGCACGATGGATGATTTGCTGAAGACCATGTTGCGGTCAGTAGCAGCAACCACAGTGACGGCTTTGGCGCCGACTTGGGCCACACGCAGACCAGGTTCTGCGATCGTGATGGTTCCGGCGTTTTGAGACACGCCAGAAACAGCTGCGACCACGTACTGGTTGGTATCACCAGCAAAGGTGATAATGTCACCCACGATGATGGCAGCCGCAGCCGCAGTCATGGTGATGACCGTATCGCCGACAGCGTAACCAGCAGCGTCACCCGTCGCTGTCACCGAACCAACAGGAACGTCGGTCTTGACTGCAGCACTGGTGCCGAGGGAGACACCAAAGATGTCACCGATGATGCCCCGACGCAGAAGGTCGCTGGTGCCGGACTCATTCACTTTGAACAGCACTGACTGCTTGCCGCGCAGATTGGCGATGGCGGTGGAGCTGAGCACAGCGCGGAGGTCAGTCTTGGGAGCACCATTGTCTTCCAAAATCTTGATTGCCAGTGCCATGTCGGACAGATCGCCAGCCGAGCCGAAAGGCTGGGTGTTGAAAGTACCAGCAGCGCGAGAGGCGTAGACATGGAGGGCGGCCAGATCGGCTTCCACCATATTGACGATGCCGCGCATGGCCTGAGCGAAGCGCTGGGTCACCACACTGTCATAGAGGCCGGTCTCGGACACAGCAATCTGCTCGTCGCCGTTCCAGGCGATCGGGGCGGCGTACTGATTGGAGATGGTCACGGTCACATTGCCAGGAGTGGCGCCACCGGTATCAGGAGCGTAAGCGCCCGGGGTAATTGACACCGGCGTAATTGCACCGACCACAGGGACGTTAACCGTCTGATTCAGGGCGACTCGGTCAATACTCGAATCGCGACTGACCGCGGGAATGAAACCAACCTGCTCGCGGGAGACGATGTCCGCAGCTGCGTACAACGTGGGAATCAAATTGGTCAGAGTGTTGGGAGAGGCGAAGAGTACCAGACCAGTGCGGCCCATGTACTGAAACAGCATGGCATTAATCGCTGCCAAGACTGTGGAAAAGAAGCGTTTCATGGTGAGTCCTTTATGAAGATGAAATGAGAACCTTGTCGTTCGTCCATCCCGGACTCGGCATCGCCAGCATCTCGCTGGTATTAGAAGCCAACCCCAGCATCGCGCCAAGGTTGGTTTGTCGCATTATAAATCAATTTGGCCGCGACGCCAAATAAATTTTTAGTCGACAACTGCGGTAGTTTTCACCACCTTGGCTCGTTCAGTAGGGCTCAGCGCATCAAAGGCAGCTCGGGTGATGGTTTTCCCGTTCCCACTGGCGCCGCCTGACCCGCCAGCTCCGCCGCCTGACCCAGACACGGGGAACCAGTGAGGAGCCGTCTCCTTCATGGATTCCAACCATTCAGTGGGTGTGAAGGCTGTCTTGCCGTCCTTACCAAGCACGGGGACACCATCAGTGCCCAGTTGCACGGCTTCGCCTTTGGCGTCCAAGCTGAATAGGGACCGTGCGCGAAGTAGAGCGTCTTCCACAGCAAAGGGATGGAGGCCGGCCTTGGCCGCTGCCGCGCGGATGTGGTTGTCCAGGACCCGACCCTTGAAGGTGTTGGCAGTTTCTTGGGCAGCTTTTTCGCGGGCAGTCGCCTCATCAATCAGCTTTTGCTGGGCTGCAGTGTGCTTGCTCATCCGACGGGTGATGACCTCATCCAATTTTCCCGCGGCAATCAGGGTGGCCTCTTCTTCGTTGTCGAATTTTGCCAGCAGTGCCTTGGTCTTGACGGGGTCAATACCTTCATAGGCCTTCAGAGCATCAGCGATTGCCTGCTTGGCTGCTGCCTTGGCATCCTTGACAGCCTGACGCTCTTTCTCAAGCGCGGTCTTCAGGCCACCTGTGTCCTCAAACTCAACCTTGGACAGGTCCACGGTAAACTTCCCGTCTTTCTCGGTGTACCAGGTCCGTTGGGATTCAGGCAAAGCGGCCACCGCAGTAGCGTCCAGCTCGGGGGCGATGGCATAGGCTGTCAAGCCAGTCATATACATGTAACGTTGGATGGCAAGGTTGATGGCGTTGCCAATGGAAAGTTTCTTCATGGTAGGGTTCCTATTGCTCTTCAAGCTGTATCCCACAGCTCACGGGTTTGCCAGCATCACGCTGACAGAACTAAACCGCCTTACGGCTTTCTTACCTCAGGGCAGGCGGGCGCCGTTCTCAGGTCTGTCGATTGCCCGACTCCTGCAGGCGGGGAGAGTCCTCGGCAGCTTACCCCCTGCCGAACCCGTTCGACTTCCGGGTAATGTTGGGGATTAATCATACTTACTCTTCAACTGGGACAGGGTTAGGGCGTTGCCCGAGTTGTCTACCAGTTGACGTAGCGTTATTTTACCCTGTCTCCACAATTCTGCCCGACCTACTCCAAGTTGCGCATCCTGCTGGGCCTCAGTCCGTCGGCCAAGGAACGCCTCGAAGGTGGTATCCTGGTCAACCTGTCCCTCAGCGCTGGAGCGAGTTCCTTTAACCTCAGGCAAGTCGATACCCATCTCCTTGAAGGTCTTCAGTACACCCAGCATGACCGAACGGCAATTCCAATGCACGGGTGGCGGCTTGAAGGGTAGGTTGTGACCTTGGGGTTTTCCATCCAGGTCCCAGGTCAGGTTAGAACGAGCAATGCACACCTCGGTGGTGTGGCCGTCCAGTGTGGATAAATGACGATAGCCCTTGTAGATATCGGTGTTCCCGTCAATGATGGCCACCCGAGCATCAGAGGCCGCTTGCATGACTGAAGTCTGCACCAGCGCTCGGCTGTTGCGGCCAGCCAGATCAATCAACTCCTTGGTCCGACGGAAGATCTGCTCGTTGGTCTCACCCTGCACGATGCCCTGACGCACAATGCCTGCGAACCGGAAAGAGGTGTCACCCGACTGCTTCGCCCACCAAGCTGCAGAGGGAGCCCCTTCTACCAACTGGGCGCTGACCAGCTTCTCGAGTGCAACGTCAGACAGCACCCCCGTAGCTAAGCCCACCGAAAAAGAAGCGGGAGCCGTTGAAGACGCGAGGTACCCGGCCGCTTTGGCATTGGCCAACGATTCCTCGGTCATGGCCACAGGGATGACCCGGTTGCCAGCGTCCCGAATGGCAGCATACCGATGACGCCCATTATCGAAGCCCACCGAGCCATCAGGGTTGACCACAACAGTGGAAGCTTCGAACGCCTCCTTCTCTGCGATAAACTTCTTGACCCGCTCGTAACGTCCGGCAATCCCGCCTGACCCATTGCGACCGACATAGAACCCCTTGTTCTGCGCGAAGGCAGCGTCGAAGGAGTCTATGTCCAGGTTCACTAACTTGTAGCCTAGGCGGGCGTCTATGGCACCAAGGCTAACTTCCAGCTTGTCTATTGGTAGTACCACACCTGCAGACCGTGCGGCTGCCTTAGCGACCCCAAAAAGGGACTTCTCGACTTCGGCCCGAATCTTGGCGTAGGTCGCGTCAATGATGGTGGTGGTTTCCTTCAGCAGGGCATTCATGCGGGCCTTCCCGAATTCGGTCAGCTTGCCCGACGTAATCTTTGACGTCAAGCGTCGCTGCATGTGTTCCAACAAAAGCAAGACCCGGCCCTCGGTAGAGGACGCATGACGCAGGATGTCCAGCTGTGAAGCCAGGACAGCATCAACCTGCTTAAGTTCCAGGGGTGTCATTCCTCAAACCCGGCGGCTTGTGTGGCGAATTGAGCTGCAGCGGTGTCAATACGTGCCTGCTCGTCTTCCAGGGTTGTGGTATCAGAGACCACCTCCCCCGCCTTCAGGTTCTCGAAGAGCGTTTGCTGGCTGATGGCCCCGTTCTGCCAAGCAGCCACAAGGGCCGACAGGTCAGTAGCGGTCATCGGCATCGGCAGGAAGTCCTTGTTGAGCTGGTAGTTTATCTCACCAGCTATTCCTGCCCAGCTCGCCACCCAGTTTAACACCTGAGTCAGCCCCATGGACAGCGTGTAAGACATCCCGGCCAACACTGATTCCTCACCGGACTGACGACGAGCCACAGTCTCAGCGGCTTCGGTTCCTGGCCTGCTTCCCTCGAGCATGCGGGCGCCCAGCACGGCCATCTCCCGTTTCTTGTCCTCGAGGTTGGTGCGCAACGCCTCGAATTTGCTGGCCACCTCGACGTAATAGGCCTTGGCGTTAGGTGAGCCCAGGGCGTTAGCCACAGGGCCGCCAATGGAAATCTCCCCGTCTGAATCCTCCATGCCACTGATGAACATCGTCGGCAGACCAGAGAAGAAGCAACCGCGCTCGTAGCTGGTGGCCTGCAGGTAATGGTGCAAGTTGGTGGTGACCAGGTCAACCAGAGGCGGCGCGTCCACATCCACACCCAGATGGTCGACCCCAATCACCACAAAGGGGATGAAGTCCATTGGCTGGTTGTTCATTTTCGGGAAGATCTCATCACCCACCAGCTCCTCGGTCCCGTCCTTGGCCACCCGGAAGAGGCGCTGCCGATAGGCCCCGTTGAACAGGTCAAGCACGCGATATCGTTTCTCTGTCTCGGAGGAGAATTCATCGCTGATTATCTCGGCCTCCTCGATGAGACGGACCTGAGACAGTCGCCTGACCCCGTTGACCACTTCCTCCCGCCAGTTGTAGATGCTCTTGGCCTCGTAGATGCTCACCATCGGGCGCAGGTTCTGCTTCATGGCGTCCGCCAGAGTTACCCCATCAGCGACAGCCGGATGGTCCACCAGGAGGCCAATGCGGCCCAGCGTGAGCGCTTCTTCTGCGACCTCATTGGCCAGTGCCAGCATGTTTGTCCCGGCCAGGTCGATGTTTTCCATCAACAGCTGGAGTGCTGGCGGTGCAGTAACAATCGGAGGCTTTCGGAAGAGCATGCCCTTCAGACCGGCGATGGTCCGCCAAGTCGCATTGAAGAACGGGGTCATCCTGAGGCGCAATGCGTAGGCGTCATTGTCCTCATTGTTGAGACGCGGCAAGTAAGTCTCCCGAGCGGCGTGAATGGCATGCTCACCCTCAGCGGCATGCTCACACATGTCCCAACGGGACTTCATCTCGCGGTAGTCTTGATGTTCTTTGGTGAGGTCGCTCATTTCATCATTCCCCGGCTCTTCAGAACCTTAGAAATCTCCGAATAACGGTAAGGGTCAGTCTTCGCCCTGTCCTTTAGGAATTGAGCCGTGGTCATTTTAGCTTCCCGGGACTTTAGCTTTGATTGCTGGCGCGCCCCGCCACCTTTAGTGTATTGATTGATGCCAGTCGGGTTGCTCATAATCCACCTTTCAATTGAAGTTGTCGGTTCTCACGCCCGGCGATGGGCCATTCATAGCTGATGAAGTATCGCAACGCCGTCCCGATGTGCTGATATTCACCATCCTCTTCCAAGAAAGTGCTCCCCTGCTTCAGCTGGCCTGTGGAGAGCGACTTGTGCATGTAGGGAGCCGTGGACGGGTTGACAAACAGGGCTCGTTCACCCGACGCACTGGCTATTTTAGCACGAACCGCGTTCTGGCCGTCCTTAATACTGGTCGTGGACGGGCGGACCTTTCTGGTGTAGGCCCAACCGTTATCCCGCAGCACCCCTTCCATCTCGGAGTAGTCACTCGACTGATGGTGCTTCTCGCCGGCCCGCCCTGACGGGTCACCATAGATGATGACCTGCTTGTTCGCGTGCTCTTTGTACCTGTCCACAAACTCCAGGGCCGACTGGCGGGCCACAGCTGATGACAGCACAATCTCTTCCAAGGCGTAGATCTGCCCATCTCGAATGACCGCGATTCCCGATGACAGTGGCGTAAAGTTGAAGTCATGGAACCAGCAGAGCTGTTCGTGTGATTCGATCTTCGAGTCGGTGTAATTGTCAGGCCCGTAGTCGTCGTAGATGCGACCCGAGGAGGTCTCGAAGCTCGCCTCATATTCCTGCCGGTACTGACGCAGGGACATCCTCCGCTTGGCAGCGTCGATCACATCAGGCGGCAGGATGTCTGCGCTCTTCCAGGTGTACAGCTTCCAGTCAGGGTCACCACCCGTCCTGGCATACTCAGCCAGGTCAAAGTAGTGGTTCATGCCGTCAGGCACTCCGATCAGCCAGCACCACGCACGGTAGGTCGGGTCATTCGGGTTGTACGTGTCCAGCGCGGGCCCGATGTTCTCGGCCCATGCGTTGCCTTTCACGTCGGCGATTTCGTCTACCACACCTCCCTTCCAGTAGGAACCTTCCATCCTTTGGGGAGCGTCCAACCCAATCAATGATAGGGTACTACCATTAGGGTAGTGTATGGTCAGCTCCGTCTCGCTGGGAGCCTTCGGCAGGACCGACGTGAAGCTGAGCCTCTTGAGGTCATTCCAGTAGACCCGCTTGACCTGGTCTCGGGTCGGGGCAGCGACGAAGTATGGCCCTGGGTCTCGCATCGCTTCCCTCACAACAAAGCGCTTTGCGCGCTCTGTCTTGCCTGACCGTCGACCCGCCGGGACCACCTTGAACCGGACGTGGTCCGTGATCAGGGCGGTCTGCACCGGGTGGTCAATTAGGGGATACCACCTGGCAAGGTCGAGGTCATAGGCATTCACATGAACTTGGAGTTACGCTTGGCAGTCTTGGGCGGTTTCGAGCTGACGGCTTTGCGGGGCGAGTACATGGCCACACCAGTCGGGCTGATGAGACTTGAGCCTTTGCGAGTCCAACCGGGCTTGAGGACTTCAGCGGGTTTCTTGGACTTGGAAGAGCTCTTGGTGTATTGATTGATGCCCTTGGGATTTGCCATGATTGCTCCTAGACGGGAAGTTTCTTCGCCAGCTCTTTGAGCGAATCGGCAAATGCTTGACCATCAGGAGCATCCAACACCAACCGCTCACCAAATATCTTGGGCAGCATTTTGGCCAGCAGCCACTTCCTGGTGGCGACCTGCAGCTGGCGATGTCCCAGCATCTCGGCTTCAGTGATGACCTCTTCCACAGTGACATCGTTGCCCTTGCTGTCCTTGGATTTGGTGATTCTGACGGTTCGCCCCATGACCGGAGTGTCAGAGATTTCGTGAATCTCCTCGGCCAGCATCAGGTAGCCCTCGAGCCGAGCCTTGATGTAGGGTTCACGCTTCTCAGGGGCTAACTCTCTGACCCAGCGTTGAAGCATCGTCGCACTGGGAGCACCAGGAATCTTGCGGAGGGCTGAGATGATATTGCAACCGCCTTCCATGTGGTAGAAGGCCTTGTCGATGATGGCCATCTTGATCTTCTCGGGGTAGTTTAACCCCGTTTGATCCCTGGTCCACCCGGCCAGGGCATCAGCTTCCTCCACAGAGGGAGGACCAGCCTTCCGGGACAACCCTGCCGCCTTCCGCACGGCTTTACCGGCGGCAGCGAGTTCTGGGTGGTTTTTGGGACGGGGCATGCTGGGCATTATAACGAGAAAAATAATCACCCGGAAATTATTTAACCCGACGATAAAGATTATCCCCGTCCTCTACATCTATTTTCACGACATAACCAACTCCAACTAAACTCCTAAGCGCTTTTGCAACTTCCTTGAGAGTATGTCCAGAAGCTTTGATAATTGATTCTCGAGTATCTTCAACCTCCCTCACATGTTTGAGAATCTCTCTATCCAAGTCAGTTAGTTCTTCGGGAGTCCAAGTTGGGAGCGGGAGCTGCTCAACAACTGGTTTCGGTTGTTCTGCAGATTTAAGGCCCTTGGATGCTTGGTAATTCACCCCTTTCTCATCAAGAACCGAGCCAAAGTGTTTCGTCAACCACACCTTCCGTTCCTCGAGAGTATCAGGCCACACTACCTTACCGTCAACCAAGATACCTTGTGCGATTAACCAGTCTCGGAGTTTGGTGACGTGCTCTCGACTGCACTCCCGTTCCTTGGCCATCTGCTGCATGCTGACCACAAAGCCGTCAAGATAATCCAGGAACAAAGAGTAGGCAAGTGAAACGGTCTCTCTGTCTTCCACATCATCAGCCTCAGGAAGATCTTCACCATGAAGATAGTAGCACCAACTGACACCCTTCTTCAACCGTGTGATTTTGCCAGAGTCAAGCAGCTCCTGTTCTCGCTTCTCGAAAGTTCTTTGAGCAATCACAAGCTTCTTTCTAATCGTCGTTGCATTGACCCCCGGGTTCTCCTCAATAATTCCCAAGATACTATCAACCTTCATGTCGGGTTTCTTTTCTCCCTCGATCTTCCAACTAGAGTAATAAGGAAACCGATACTTCTTACCACCCATCGGCTCAGTGTGAACCGACACGAACTTATTCTCGATCAGCTCGTCCAGTTCTTCAATGGATTCCTCACCACATCGGTCTATCACCTCCTCGATGGTTACCAAACCCTTAAGCCTCAAATACGTCGATAAAACTATCATGCAAAGTTCTCCTTAAAAAAAGATTAGCTGACCACTGCGGAGCAGGTCCAGCAATATATATTTCATTTTCATTACATATAGGGAAAAATGAATATATTACACCCTAAAAGGTCCCACAGCCATTCTGCGGTGGCAGTTCCCCTGGGAAACAAGCCCATTATAGCAGGAAATAATAAAAAGAACCACAGTGAGCCGCAGGAGCCGCCAAATAGTATCAAAAAATACCACTTATTGATATTAGAAATGGCCTTTCTCATATTATGCCTCACCACGAATCCACCCCGCTGGACGGCTCGCAAGCTGCTCGGAAGCCCGCCCCACCAGAGGTGGCATCTTGCCTCCACGCTGAATCTCCAGCGCATGTTGCAGGTACAGCATCGGATGCCCAGGTGTCCTCTCAGCAGCCAGCCAGACGCCCCGAGACGCCATCAAAATGTAGGCCCCTGTGGCAGCCCAAGGACTGACAGCGCCACACCGTCCAGCGGCCATCTCGGCCAGCAGGATGTCATACTCCACCAGGTCACCGGGCCGCATCAGAGCCTCCAATGTGGAATGCCTGTGGTCATAATCACCGAGTAGCATACTGGTCTCCTAGGATGTATCGACGCCCGCCGTCAGTCTTGATTTGGCCGTCCTTCACCAGTGCATCGAAGGATGCCCGACAGTTAGGAATTGAGGCCAAAATCTCCCTCAATGACTTAGCTCCAGAGCTCAGCATGTCCAGAATCTCCTGCTGCTTGTCCCCGCCGTCAGGGTGACCGACTTCAATGAGGTAGCTACCCCCGACAGACATGCTGCCGTCCTCGTGCTCGTCGCGTTCTGGCTCAGACATGGATATGTTCAGGTCTACAGGGGAGTGGATACCAGACCCGCGGAACTCGCGGTCAACGGTCAGGAGTGCCCGGCCCTCAATGGGGTCGTGAACCTGCACGTACCAAGCGGACTCGATCCAGCCGTGCAAAGTAGTTGAGCCCAGCATGCGCTGGCCACCGCGCTTCTCGGAGTTTCCTTTGCCATAGTGATGGACCAGGATGACGGCGCAATTGTAGGTCTGCTTGATATAAAGGCACCACTGCAGAACTGGTGCCAGGTCCTTCGCGGAGTTCACATCGCCAGAGAACATTAGGTAGAGCGGGTCGAGCTGTATAGCGACGGGCCTGAGGCGGTCAATGAGGTCCTCGAGCGCTTCCTTGTTGGCAGCGTCATCCAGCATGAAGGATTGCTGGTTCACAAAGAACATCGGGACTTGCTTGGCCCATTTGATTTGCAGACGGTCACCTCTGTACCTGACAGACCCGACCTGTCCGCGGGCGATGGCGAGCTTCTCGAGGCGATCCTTCATGATCCAGTCCGAGTTCTCGTTCTGCACGATCAGGACGGGACCTTGCTGCTTAACCTCGTGCTGACCCAGGAATGGAGTCCCGCTGGCCACAGAGAACAGCATGTCCATGCTCAGGGTGGACTTGAAAGACTTGGGCTCTCCGGCGATGATTCCGTGAGAGCCGCGCATCCACCAGTCCTTCACCAGCCAGCCCGGTGTGGATGACTGGCTGGCCATCAGTTGGGAGTAGTTTACAACGGTCAGGGCCACGGACTCTACTCGGGTGACGATGTCCTTCGCGCCGCGGTCTGCCTTGATCTTCGTCATCTCGCTGGAGAACCGCTCCTCCTCGTCGTCGCGGCCGCGGTATTTATTCCAGTCAGTGTCGCGGAGGATAGCGAAGACATCTTTGATTGGGATGCCCAGGTCACAGAGCGCGTGCTCCAGGTACCACAGCATGTCACTGCGCTTGCCCACTTCGACGGGGCCTTCGATGATGCGCATTATCTTCTTGGGGATAGTGGCCCGCCATCGTTCGATCAGGGACTGTGGAACTTTCTTGAGGATTCGGTCAGACCATTCGACTAGCTTGACGATGGGGCGGGACTCATATTTGAGATTGGGAGTGCCGGGAATCCTGAGGACCTGAGTGAGGTCCCAACCCCCACGATCGCCGCCCAGGTAATAGGCCATCTGCTTGGACATGCTGGCAGCAACATCGGGTTCGACGGTCTGGGGGAGTTCCCACAACCCCTGGTAGCGGCCGGGGCTGGACTGCCATAATATAGTGGGAGGGGACTTCGAGTAATCGCCTTCGTCGATGTCTGACCACAGGAACTTCGAGCGGAGGACCCCGTCTTTAGCTCGCTTGGCTGATGAGAATGGGAGGGGGCAGAAGTACATGTCCTTCTTTGCATTGGCCTCCAACCAGTCACTGAGATTCTCGCGTAAGCCATCATCATAGGGAAAGGAATAGTCCCGCCAGGAGCTTCCTTTTGCTGACAGGCAGACATGATCACCGGGCTCGCATTGCTTACCCCATACCCCGAGGAGAAAATCGACCGAGTTCATTTTAGTTTGCTGTAGTTAGTCAAAGGGTGTCCCATGGAACGGTAGAGAGAAATGGTTTCTTTCTCTAATTGTGCAGACTCCCGCTCTGACAGTCCTTGACCAACTACCTCAAACCCTTATAAACCCTTGTAGCTTATTCTTGTCTACAAAATCTTGATACTGATGATTATGGCGTCCCTTGGCAAAATCGGTTAGTCTTTTAGACCTACTCCTTCCAACATAAAAAACCTTGGTCTTGAGGAGTTTTGTGAAGGTAGACATAATAAGTTCGAGCTGATGCCTAACCTATTTTTCTTAAAGCGATTAAGCTCAGGCCTGGGAATAGTCCAGACTCCGCCCCTTTTTATGGCGGCTATCTGACCCCGTTTAATTCTAGCTAACACACCCTGGTTTGTCAACCCCAATTCTATAGCCGCTTCACCCACCATATATATGTCCATATTTTTTTCCTTCAGCAGAAACAATATTATATTTCATAAAACTAGAGACCAAAAAGATTTGTAGATTCCCATATAATAAACGTTCTCTCATCCCTAAGGAGTTCTTATGTTCGTGATTGTGGAAGGTCCCGATAACTCAGGCAAATCGACGCTGGTCAATCAACTGTCCAAAGATTTAAAGCTGCTAGTAATCAATAACCGAAAGCTCCCGGCATCCGTGGCAGAGTCCCAAGCTTACCTTGACTTGGTGCTTCCGCTGACCAAACATTTCCCCACCATTTTCGACCGCTGGCAAACCATCAGTGAACCCATCTACGGGCCGATCTGTCGGAAGAACCATCTATTTAAGCTGGCTCAAATTGATTTCCAATTCGAAGTTATTCGCCCACTCAGGCCCATGGTTATCTATTGTCGTCCGCCGAGCCAGGTGGCCCTGAACTTTGGACCCATCGAGCAGATGGAAGGGGTAATCTCAAATGCCGAGCAGCTGCTCAAGGCCTACGACGATCACATGATATACATTAACAACTTCTGGGCTCCGGTGGTTCGCTACGACTGGACGGCCGGGGGGTATGAAGAGCTTCGCCACAAAATCAGTCAACACTACCAAGGAAAAAAATGAACTATCCACCCCGCCAATCCAACTTCAAGGATGTCCTGGACTTCCACCTAAAGTTTCGAGTTCCCATAGCCGACCGGCCATCCCTCTTGGATGCTGACGCTCAGCAGTTCCGCGAGAAGTTCCTGATGGAGGAATACACCGAGTTCGTTGAGTCTTACCGTCAGGAAGACCTCGAAGGGTGCGCCGATGCTTTGGTTGACCTGGTCTATATTGCAATGGGCACTGCAGTTATCATGGGCCTTCCGTGGCAAGAGCTGTGGGACAGGGTACAGGCGGCGAATATGACCAAGCGACTGGCCAAGCCTGACGGGTCAGACAGCAAACGTGGCAATCCCTTGGATGTGGTCAAACCGCCTGGTTGGGTGGGGCCTAACCACACAGACCTGCTGGGCCTAACCGTCGCGGGAAAATGGCCGACCTTCGATGCCACGACCGCAGTCCAGCTGCTGGCTCAATCCGTCAGGACTTCAACATGATCGCGACTTGGCTCCGGTTCGTTTGGCAAGTGGCTGGCTCAGAGCGGGGGATTATCACGGGGGTTCGCAAGGTGGCATTCGACCAGGGGTTCGAGGTCAGTTGGGAGCAGCTGGCCACAAGCCCGTTGACCTATGAGGACCTCGGCTACACCAAGATGAAAGGCCGCCAGCTCGAGCGTATCTACTGGAATCAGGAAGGGTTCGACGCCGCCATGGAGAAGCTTGAATCCCGCAAAGGAAGCCCTCACTCTAGTGTGGCTATTCAGATGTCCGCCGGGGTCAAGGACTCCCGCAGCCAGGGCCACTGCATGCAGAACCTGGTGATCACTCAGACTGCGCTCGGTCGTCAGGTTGACATCTACTACCGCAGCACTGAGGTGACCCAGAAGTTTCTTGCTGACCTGGTGCTATTCTCCAAGAAGCTACCCGTGGTGTTTGGGGATGACCCGCCCAACGTGGTCCGCTTCCGGTTCGCGAACGCGTATCTGTCCGCGGTGTTCATGCCCATCTTCCTGCGGTATGAGGTCTACCCGCTAGGGTTCTTTCAGCAGCTGGAGAAGAAGGACCCCAAGTTCTTCCGGACCTGCGGGCTGGCGACCCGCCGCTTTTTTAACCCCACCCACTCCTACACTTACCGAACAAGGATTAAGATGTTCGAGTATTACCAAAAGCATGTCGAGCAGACCAAGATGAAGGGCCTGGTCAAAATGCTTTCAACCCTAAAGGGCGAAGCGCCCACTGAAGAGGACGATGATGACTTATAATATGGGCGGGATAGGGCCTGCAGCCCGACAAGGAGCTTTATCAACTCCTTCCCAACCTTTATTGATAGCCCACTGATAAGGTGCCACATGTTCTATGTTTATATCCACACTCGACTAGATACTGGTGAGATTTTCTATGTTGGGAAAGGTCACGGGAGAAGAGCTTACTCAACCAGAAACAGGAACACTCATTGGAAGGGGATAGTCTCTAAACATGGGAGGTCAGTCCATATACACCCCGCCCATGAAAATGAGGCTGAAGCCTTTAAAGTGGAATCTAACCTGATTAAAGAATTGCGTAAAAAGGGCTGTAAGCTGGTGAATTTAACCGATGGTGGTGAAGGTCCAAGTGGGAGAGTTTTGACTCAGGAACAAAAGAAAAGAGTCAGTGAAGTACACCTTGGAAAGAAACTTAGCCCTTACCACGCCGAAAGGTTACACTCCTCCGTTCGAGGAAAGCCAAGTCACTTTAGAGTACTCAAAACATATCAGATAGAAGAGATTCTTAAGGATAATAGAATTCTTAGTGAAATTGCTAAAACACATAACTGCTGTAAGACCCTAATCGGAAAGATTAAACAGGGAAAAGCAACGCATTACCTGGAGAGCTTAAATGAGTTTCAAGCAATACCTTGAACAAACCGCCTCCCGCTTCAAAGAAGCACCACTGGTTCACCCACCCCGCTGGCAGACCCGTGATGTCAGTCAGATGCCACACCTAGCCACCTATGAGCTTCTTAACGAAACACTCAGGTTGGAGTTACCCACTGAGGAGCTTGGTCATTACCGGGAAGACATTCAACCGAACCTCCCATGGGCCGATGACCACTTTCTTAAGGAACGTGTGGGTGGTGATCCACTCAACCCAGGAACTGAGTGGAGAAACTGGCCAGGTGCCAAGAGCGCCGATACCCACCGAACTGATGAGGTATTCTCACATAGCTATGCCGAAAGATTTTGGCCGAAACATGCCAACCAAACTCCCGGTGGAATACTGACCGGTGAAGAGCCGCCAGCGAGACGAGGCATCCGATTTCCTTATGGGGACCTAGATGATCTGGTGACTATCCTGGCCAAGGAACCCCTTACCAGACAGGCCTATCTCCCCATTTGGTCCTTGGAAGACCTGGGAGCTTGTATTGAGGGTGCCCGTGTTCCATGCACACTTGGTTACCATTTTCTCATGAGAGACAATCGGCTTCACATGGTTTATTACATTCGAAGCTGTGATTTTATTCGTCACTTCCCTGATGATGTTTATATGGCCATCAGACTTCTTTTGCATGTCCTCAGCCAGTGCCGACTGGCCAACCCAGAGAATGACTGGGACCAAGTGAAACCGGGAACCCTGACTATGCACATGACTTCTCTTCACATTTTCGCAGCAGATTACAAAAGGATGTTCAAATGAAACCTCTCTTGGCGGCTACAATCGTCGACACCTCGCTGTTGACATTTCCACTCCTCGCCAGCCCCAAGCTGGATGGTATCAGGGCCTTGGTGATAGACGGGGTCTTAGTATCCCGTAACATGAAGCCCATCCCTAATCCAGCCGTGCAAGCTATGTTCGGGCATAAACACCTGAATGGTTTCGACGGAGAACTCATCTGTGGAGACCCTACCGACAAGGCGGCATTCAGGAAAACCACTTCCGCGGTCATGTCCCAACAGGGGATAACCCCAGGGGTCAAGTTCCATGTGTTCGACAAGTTCGACCATGGAGGCCCCTTCCATCAGCGCCTGGCCTCTCTGTCAGATTACCAGGGGGTTAGTCTAGTCCCACACCGTGAAGTGAAGTCTGAAGTCGAGCTCCTGGTCCAAGAAGTACTCTGGCTTGGGGCCGGCTACGAAGGGGTCATGCTTCGTAGCTTACATGGGCCTTACAAGCAAGGCCGCTCTACCCTGCGTGAGAGCATCCTGATGAAACTCAAGAGGTTCGCCGACGACGAAGCAATAATCATTGCGGTTGAGGAACAGTTGCAGAATACCAACGAAATGACTCGAGATGCCCTGGGCCGAGCTGAGCGGAGTAACCACCAAGCCGGGATGGTCGGCAAGAACACCCTGGGTTCCCTGCGTGTTCGTGGATTGACCGGTCCATTCAAAGGTGTGGAGTTCAGTGTAGGGTCTGGAATGGACGACGCCCTTCGTCAGCAGCTGTGGAAGACCCCGCCAATTGGACAGACAGTCAAGTTCAAGTATTTCCCGATTGGTAGCAAGGATGCCCCCCGCTTCCCAATTTTTCTGGGTTTCAGGAGTGACCTAATATGAATATCCACACCACACTTCTTGAGGCCAAGACAAGGTTGGAATCAAACATTGAGAGACTGCTGGTTGGGTTCAAAATGGGGACAGGCCTAACCGTGGTGGAGTGCAACCTTCAGGTGGCTCCGGTGTATCTTGTGAGTACTTCCAACCCCACCTTCCAAATAACCGGTGTAAGCGTAACCTTGGAGCCCTTATGACTCGTCTTTCAAGAGATGCCATGCTGATGGCCATCGCCGGGGTGACAGCCCTGCGATCCACCTGTCTGAGGCTTCAGGTGGGAGCCGTCGCAGCCCGAGACGGGCGCCTGCTGGGGTCAGGGTACAACGGGGCTCCTTCGGGGCTTCCGCACTGTAACCCCAAGACCTGCAACGCTCAGACCCCGTGCACCAACACGGTTCATGCTGAGCAAGGTCTAATCTCCTTTGCCGCCAGGCACGGGGTCAAGCTTGATGGCTCCACCTTGTATGTCACCCACTGCCCCTGCTCCAGCTGTTCCGGCTTGATCCTCAATACGGGCATTGCTAGGGTGGTATACGCCAAACCCTACCGACTGACAGACGGGCTTGACCTACTCAGGTCAGGTGGGGTTGACGTCTATCACTTTCAAGACCACATAGGGATTTAACATGGTTGCCAAACGGAAACTTCCACCGGACTTTACTCAACGGAATGATAACTGCCAGCTGTGTTCAAACTGGAAAAGTGCCGAGCACCCCTGTCGCTGGGGTTCGGGCCCGGTGGGCAAAATCATGGTCATCAGCGATGCCCCTACTCAGACCTCAAATCTCGGCGGACAGGGCGGCAAACTGCTTCATGAGTTATTGGCCACGGCTAAAATTGACTCCAAGGACTGCTACTTCACCACCCTAATTAAATGTTGTCCAGAGGAGGGCCACACCATCTCTGCTGTGGAAGCCAAAACCTGCAAGCAGTACTTGGATGCTGAGATGGCTCAGGTCAAGCCTAAGTTCATTCTGACCCTGGGAGCCGTCGTCTTGAAGGCGCTTACCAGGAAGGCTAAGATCACCGAAATGCACGGGCAGGTGGTATCCTACCAAGGGGCCATGCTAATGCCGTCCTTTGCCCCTGCTATGGCCCTCCGCGACCCCACGAGGCTGCCCGGCCTAAGGAAGGACATCGTTAAATTCGGGAACCTAGTGCTTGGGGCTGAATCCCCCACGGAAGATATGCATTGGGAGGTCATCAGGACACTGGACCAATGGAATACTTTCATCGAAGAATTTTCCGAGTCTGAAGAGGTGGCCATAGATTGTGAAACCACGGGGCTGGACTGTGAGGCCCCTGGTGGGGAGATTAACTCCATTCAATTCTCATTAAGTGCCACAGATAAGAATTGGTCGTTGCCGCTGATGGTTCGCGACAGTCCCTGGAGAGAAAAGCCAAAGCTTCGTCAGGAGTTCATTGACACAGTGGTGGACTTGTCTGAAGGTAAGGTTATCATCGGCCAGAATTTCAAGTTTGATAACCGGTGGTTGAAAAAGAAGTATGGCCGGAAGTTCTACCTCAGGTTCGACACTATGCTGGCCCACCACCTGTTAGATGAAAATAGCCCACATGGCCTGAAGGAGTTGGCCATTGAGTTCTGCAATGCGCCTTCCTATGATGTGGACCTGAAGACCAAGCTAGGCCTTGGTGACCTTGAAAAATTCTACAAGTATGGTTGCTTTGATACGCACTTCACCCGCATGCTTTATTATATTTTCCGAGCCAGAATCATCAAGGACCCGAGCCAGCGAAAGCTGTTCTATAAACTGGTGATGCCCGTAGCCAGAATGTTCGAAGATATTGAGGGTGAGGGCCACCACATCAACCTGACCAGAATGGAGGAGGCCCGTATTAAGCTTGTCACTCAGAGGGATAACTTACTAGAGCAGATGACCAAGCTAGCCGGGCGAGAGGTCAATTGGAATTCACCAGCCCAGGTGGGTCAGCTATTCTATAAGGAGCTCGGTTTGCCCGTCTTTGAGAAGACCGGGAAGGGAGCCCCAAGTACGGGAGAATCTGCCCTGCTGCAGCTTCAGCATCGTCATGAGTTGCCCAAAATGCTGATGGAATTTCGAGGGGTAGACAAGAACCTGTCCACCTATGTGGATGGATGGAAGGCTTTAATGCATGGAGACCGTCTCTTTATTTCTACTAAGCTCCATGGGACCGTGACCGGCAGGTATAGCTCAAGGTTGCATCAGGTTCCCAGGGATATCTTAATTCGGAGTCTTATAGGTGCCCCTGATGGTTGGACATTTGTTTCGGCTGACTTTTCTCAAATTGAGCTACGAATAGCCGCAATGCTGTCAAATGACCAGCGAATGAAAATGACCTTCCAAACTGGAGGTGACATCCATAGTCAAACGGCTTCGGCTATTCTTGGTAAGCCAATTGATAAGCTCACCAAAGAGGAACGGAAAATGGCCAAGGCCACAAATTTTGGGTTCCTCTATTCCATGTCCGCGGCCAAATTCACCACTTATGCCAGGGATAACTATGGGGTGAATATGTCTGACCAAGACTCAAAAAATTTCCGGGAAAGATTTTTTGAAACCTACTCAGCACTCCGACCATGGCATGAGCGTCAACGACGGTTAGTCCGGGCCTTTGGTCAGGTGGTGTCCTTATCTGGTCGAATCCGTCATTTACCAGGGATTGGTAGCTCTGATAAAGGGGTTCGAGCTGAAGCGGAGCGACAAGCCATTAACAGTCCGGTTCAAGGATTTGGTTCTGGGGACTTAAAGGCGATGGCAATGATTGAGATTCATGCAAAGACCCCCCGAGAGCATGTGATGATCAAAGGGGAAGTTCATGATTCAATCCTTCTGTGGGTTAAGACTGACCAGCTGGAGAGGTATCTTCCAGTTATTAAATCCACTATGGAAGCCCCTTCCTTGCTGAAAGACTTTGGGGTTGCCATGCAGGTTCCCCTGGTAGCCGATGTGGATGTGGGAGACTGGGGACTTGGGAAGGCCTGGAAACCGAGCTAATTCTGGTTTATAATAACCCATGGCTTACCTATACCAAATCAAGTTTCCAAATGGAAAGCTTTATATTGGGTTGACGGTGAATCCCATTAAGAGGTGGAAAAAACATAAATCTCTTGCTCGAAGTGGAAACCCCCTACCCATTTATCAAGCTATGAGAAAATATGGCATTGATAACTTGAAGTTAGAAATTTTATTTGAAGGTGAACTGAATCAGGTTAAAAAGCTAGAAATATTAACCATCTCTAGGCTTAAAACCTGTATTCCAGAAAATGGAAAAGGTGGTGGATATAACATATCTTTAGGCGGAGATACCGGTCCTAACTTACACGGGATCAACCACCCAATGTACGGGAACCATACCCGCTCTGGGGTCAATCACCCCATGTATGGTAAACATCACACCCAAGAAACCAGGGACCACCTAAGGGAAATTCAGTTAACTCGACCCAGCCGTGGCATGCTGGGAAAAACCCATTCACTTGAGACCAGATATAAGCAGTCAGGAAAGAAGCTTGGTAAACCGCTATCACCAGAACATAGGGCCAAGCTGGGAAGTCCTGGAGAGTTAAACGGGTCTTCTAAATTGACTGAGCAACAGGTCCTTAAAATTTTAAAGGACCCGAGGCCCCTCACACATATTGCCAAAGATTTTGGTGTATCTCCTGTTTTGGTAGGTAAGATAAAAAAAGGCACTAGCTGGTCTTATCTTAGCTCCAAGCTTATAATGAAACCTTACAAGGAGTGAATATGCAAATTGAATTTGATCCCTTCCAAAAGTACAGTTTTTCTCGCATCAAGTTGTGGAGAAAGTGTCAGATGGCCCACCACTATAAGTATTACCAACGGTTGGAGAAAATAAAAAAGGGTTTACCATTGATAATGGGCTCAGCCATACATGCTGCTATTGAGGAATACACCGAAGGCAGAGATTACAAAATCCCTATGGAGCAATTCAGGAAGGACTTCAACAAGCTCTTTCAGGAAGAGAAGGCTGATTTGGGGGATTTGCCAACTGAGCTGGATGGGGTCATGTCAGCCTATTTTAAATATTATCAGAATGATGGGTTGGTTTACCCCATCAGAAGAAGGGGGATTCGAAGCGAGATTCCAGTGGTTGTAGATCTAGACAACTATACTCGCTTCGTGGGATACATAGATGCCTTTCCGCAGGACTCTGAGGGTCGGAATTGGGTTATGGACCACAAGACCTGCAAGACCATCCCTGATGAAGAGACCCGGTTCGCCGATTATCAATTAGTAACTTACTGTTGGTTGTTACCCCAACTAGGCTACCCTAAACCAGACGGAGTATTATGGAATTATGTAAGAAAGAAACCTCCGTCGGTGCCGGAACAGTTGAAAGCTGGGGGACTCAGCAAGGCATCCAAAATTGACTCCACTTATGAGGTCTATATGGACACCGTGGACAAAGTCCTTGGACCTGAGGCCCGCCCGGATTATGAGGAGTTCGCCGCGACTCTGAAGGGAAGAGAGACCAAGTTCTTTCGTCGAATTTACCTTCCCAACCCAAGTTCCAAAATGGTGGACTCCATTACCCAAGACTTATTCACCAGCATTGGTGAGATAAAGGATAAAGGCCCAAAGGCTCAGGTCAGGAACATGACCCGCGATTGCAAGGTGTGCTCGTATTACAACCTCTGCCAAGCGGAAGTACGGGGACTTGACTCTGAGTTTATCCGCAAGGCAGATTACACCGTGAAGGAGAGTGAAGATGTTAAAGAAGAAACTGTCGAGCCAACCGGCCCCGAAGAATAATTCGAAGTTCGCTTCGATTACTGATCGGATCAAACCCGTGACAAGCCTGGGCCTGGTACTGGCGGCATTGTTCTACGGTAAAGCTGGAACTGGCAAGACCACAGTGGCCGCCACATTTCCCAAGCCCCTGTTACACCTGGACATCCGTGAGAAAGGCACGGACTCCATCAGTGATCTGAAGGATGTAGACACACTGTCGATTGAGGACTGGGATCAATTCGAGCAGGTCTATTGGTTTCTCCGGTCTCCTGAGAATACCTACAGGACGGTAGTGATTGATGCCGTCTCTCAGCTTCAGGATTTCGCCCTTATCGCAGCCCTGGAAGACAGCGGCAAGGATGAGAACGCCCAAATATCCAAGCGTGATTTCGGGGTGGCCTCCGGGCGACTGAAGACTTGGATAATTAACTACCGAGACCTGGTAGACGCCGGGATCAATGTGGTCTTCTTGGCCCACGATCGGACTAACGAAGGCGAGGATGGTGATGAAGGAGAACTGCTCCCGACCATTGGTCCTCGCATGATGCCGTCAGTAGCAAGCGTGCTGGCAGCGTCAGTCAAAATCATCGGGAACACCTTCGTGAAGGAATCCCATGAGAAGCTTCCCACAGGGAAGGTGAAGCGAGTGGTACAGTATTGCATGCGGTTGGGTCCGAGTGCAATCTACACCACAAAGGTTCGCCAGCCAAAGGGAAGTTATAACCCCGAGTTCATCGAGAATCCAGACTATAATAGCCTTGTCTCCTTGATGAGAGGGGAATACGAGAAACCTGCAGAACCGCAGGCACCAGTAACCACCAAGTTGAAAAGGAAATGAAAATGGCTACCCGAAACAAAAAATCAACCATTCAGGTTGACTTCAGCGATACCGAAACCCAAGCAACGCTCGAGGAAGGGGACTACGTCCTCGAAGTCGATGAGGTCGAGCAAAAGAAAAGCGAAGCAGGGAACCCCTATTTGTCGCTGTCATTCAAGGTCGCTGAAGGCCCCTTCAAGGGCAAGAAGGTTTACCACAATTGCTCCCTGCAGCCGCAGGCCCTGTTCAATCTCCGTGGTGTCCTGGAAGCCTTGGGCTTCGAAGTTCCGCAGGGCGTCATGGATTTGGACCCGGCTGACATGGTGGGCGAGAAATGTGGCGCCTCCATTGTCCATGAGGACTACCAGGGCAAAACCAAAGCCCGTCCGGCTGAGTTCTTCCCTGCTGACGAAGTCGGCGAGGAAGCTGAGCCCGCCAAGGTGACCAAGGTGACCAAGCCTGTCGCCGAACCTGAGCCGCCGGCCAAGGTGACCAAGAAAAAGGCAAGGGCAGCCCCAGCTTTCGCAGTGGGTGACAAGGTTACCTTCACAGACGACGAAGGCGACGAGCAGGCTGGCGTCATCAGTGCCATCGAGGATGACACCTACACGGTGACCACGGGCAAGGGTAAGACCGCCGCTGAATGGGAGCTCGAACTGGGCGACCTGACCGCAGCCTAAACCCAACCGCCCTACTAGGCCCCGCTTCGGCGGGGTTTTTTTGAGCTTGGTCTCACGGTTCGGTCAAGATCTTGGTAGTATTCCCTAATTATTAACTGGAGAACCCCATGACACGTATTAACGTCATTGACCCCAAGCTTCTGTCAGATAAACACCTCGGGGCTGAATACCGGGAGCTACCCCGAGTCTTCGGTCTGGTTCGGCGGGCCATAGCCCGCGGGGAGCGGCCGGATGACCCCAGGAACCCCAACAGCTATGTCCTGGGTCAGGGACACGTCCGATTTTTCTACGCCCGCCTGGGGTTCGTTTTGGCCCGCTACGAAGCCCTTTGCCAAGAGTGCCTTGCCAGGGGTAGGCATGTGGGCTTCTCAAATAGGTCCGAGCTGATATATGGAATCACCCGGGAGTGGTTTGGTCAGTGGAGCCCTCCCCAAGAAGCCATCCTCCTGAACGTGGCCCGGATCGTAGAGCGAGGTGGAAAGTTGTAACAATTCTAGAAATTCTCACGGTTGGGTCAAGATCTTGATATTATTCAGTCATCATCAACCAAACTGGAGAAAATCATGGCCCACATCACCAACCGCTTCACCAAAGGTTCCGGCTGCTATGTCTGTAATTCCTGCGGTCTCAAGACCCGCTCCACAGGGGACAACGGACAATGCCACCTTTGCGAAAATTGCTATGACCTGGCCGGGTTCGACAATCAGGTATCTGACGATGGGGCCGAATCCCTAACCGAAGGCAATATCGCTGACATCCGCAGCATGGCTGCCAACCTGATCAAGAAGGGTGGTACGGTATCCTTCGATAACCTTAGCTTCCTGTTCGCTGAGGAACCCACCGAAACCTTCTACCTGGTCACTGTAACCGGGTACGGCCCCGACGACCTGGACATCGAACCCCTCCTTCTGGCGGTGGATGCTAACAAATCCAGCCGGGCACGTCGGGCCGCCAAGCAGGAACTAACCGCCGCTGGCATCGACATCACCTACCTGAAGTTTAACGCCTGCAAAGCCTAATCAACCAACCGGCTCTTCGGGGCCTAGGAGAAAACCATGAAAACCAATATCAATGCTGACCGCTGCGACCCCTCCCGTCGGGATGAGCTCCACGCTCGCCCCTCTAGTCAGAAAATCCCCGAGAACCGCAACGGAACCAAAACCTACCACGGCTATCTGTCCCACATGGTCGGGAACAATTACGTCTCAGGCAATGTGGAACGGGCCATGGTCCGGGCCACCGGCCGTCAGACCAAGAAGGCCTTTCTCCATGTGGAAGCCGGAACCCATTGGAAAAACATCCCCGGCCGGTTCATGCGGGCTCTGGTTCGCGCCGCCTGGGTTGACTACGGCGAATCCCTGGACCATAACTTCTATTGAACCGTTACAATTTAATCTCAACGGTTGGATCAAGATCTTGATAAGATCTACTCATCATCAACCAAACAGGAGTTCCAAATGGAAAACGACAAGCTAATCAATCGCGTTAAGAAAATGATGGCCCTGGCCAACGACCCGGGAGCGTCAGATGGGGAACGGGACAACGCCCTCCGCATGTCTTACGCTATCATGGCCAAATACAACCTGGAGATGTCAGACGTTGAAGGCAAACCCGTTGGCCCTCAGGAGGCCCGTAAGCAGGCCAAAGGGGAGTTCTACGGTCGCCCCTGGGCGGTTACCCTGTCCGCAGCTGTGGCCCGCCTGTTCTTCTGCAAATATTACTACACGACCCTGGGCAAGAATCAGGCCCGCCACACCTTTACGGGATTGGAATCCAATTCCACTACTGCGGAG